GGACTAATTTATACCCACCCGACCCGATGTAAAGATTCTGGAAATTACCGCTACCATCTGCTAGTACAGGGTTTGAAGCAGGTATGGTAAGCGCCGCGTCTTGGTATAAAGTCTTTGGGGTAAAACTTCCTACGCTATAACTATACAATTTAGCATAAGGGAGTGTGCGACCTTGTGAGTCATTAGGCTGAGGAATAAAACCTTGAAGTAATGACATATTAGTAACCCAAATATAACAGTTTGATTAATTGCAAATACGGAGGGCTGTAGGCATCCATAGTAAGGGTGTGGGTGTGAGTCGCTCCGCTGCCGATAGTGTTGGTGGTACCCTGTACAGTTTGCGCTCCGCCGCCGCCTGCGGCTGCTGAGGACGAGTTACCAGGCATATCCGTGCTTACTGTGTTGTAAACAAATATAGCCCCGTTAGGACGTGCTATGCCGTTATTAAATGAGTGCGGAGGAAGTTGGGCGATGCTTAAAGCAGTGCCGCCTACTGTACCTGTTGGAATTGTAGTTCCACCACCAAGGCCAACATGAGCTACATCAACACACCCCTTGCTGAACAGGCCGTTCATGTTTGGAGTCGCGCCCGTACCATCACAGACGTACCAATACAAAGCGAGAGCGGCGTTTAACTGAGCCTGATTCCCATAGAACTCAACTACTGCGCCTGGAAAAGGGAATGTGCCAACAGCTGCCGGTATTTGAGCATTACAGTCGTTTTTGATCCAAATCGTTGAGCCGCTAGAATCACGCAGCTCGATAGCGTAAGACTGATTAGCTAAGAAAATATCTGTTACAAATCGACCAGCTCCATCAGCTAAAACAGGCTGACCGATAGGCGTAGTCAATCCGACATCCGCGTATACCGGGCTTTGTGTCGTGGTGTCATTGGTATAAAAGTAAAGCTGCGCGTTAGGAATCGGGTTACCGTTTGAATCCTGCGCCGTCATTACCGGGCATAAAAATCTAGTGCCTGACATAAAAACCTCTTAGCGTACTAATAATCAAGTCATTTTTTAGCATGTCGTGTCTTAAAACAAACGCGGAAACTATAGCGGCAATATACGGAGCGTCATATATTTTAAAAACTACGACAAAGGCAACGAAAGCCAAAAGATGCCACCTTAACAAAATTAGAAAATTTCTAGTCATTTTTGCCAAGCGCCTTTTTGGTAGTTTCGAGCGGGTTCAGGATGTTATCTATACTCGATTTTTCACGAAGATAGTCTATTCCGTGCATTGCAGCCTTGGCTGCGCGGATAGGAAGAATAGGCTCCTTGCCTTCTCCTCCTGCTAACTTCTCCGCTACTTGTTTAACAAGTCCAGCTCTATCAGAAGGCTCGGGGCGCACGTTTTGACGCATTAACCTGCCGGCAACAGTGGAGTTATTTATATAACCCTGTTGGCCCTTGTCATATAGAATGTCAATCTTTCCGCTATCTTTCATCTCTTGGAAATACTTGCCGATTTTCTCAAGGTTGACCCCATCGATATTTCCCTGAAGTTTTCCTGTTTTGGAATACTCAAAAGCGTTTCTGGCGATTTGTGCGCGGATATTCGCAGCAGCCTGCTTGCCTCTTGCGCCAGCGTTATTTTCTAGAAAATCCATAAGATGCGAAACGTCATCAGGACGAACTGACCCGCTCTCGATTTTGTCTACTATCTTTGACTCATCTACAGAGTTGTCGAGAATCTGCCTTAACAGTGTAGGACGATTATACTTATCGTATTCGTCAGCCTTTGGCCTGTTAAGCATTTGCTCCCTGTCTTTATATGCCTGACGCGCATCTTTAAATACGTCTTCTCCTACTGCTTGCTGCGTATCAAGATCAAGAGCATTCTTGACTTGTTCAAGCGCCATATTTGTAGTCGGGTTTTTAGGGTCGTAATACTTAGCATTAAGTCTCTTGCGGAAATTCTCTACAGCCTCAACAGTAGCGCCGTTTTTGTTTTGGTCTGCGAATCTTTTAACCTCGCTCTCCAGGGACTTCAAAAATCCTTCATTTCCTCTAGCTTGTAATATGTCAAAAAGCTCAGGGTCTTGTACGGATAGTCTGGTTTGTGCAACCTGAACTAACGGCTTGTCTGCGCTTATTTTTCTTGCTTCGGCGTAGGCATCTTTTACAGCTGCATCCACGTCCCTAAATTGAGACGTTACCGCGCCTTTAACAGATGCGTTAGTTTGTGCAAGATTTGTAGAAGATCCGCCAAAAGAATTAACCCACTCGTTTGCCTTTTTCCCAATTGATACTTGCTGATCTGCTAATGCCTTGGTTACAGGAGAGTCACCGTAAGAAAGGCGCTGCTCTTCAATTAAATGCGAATCGTTTTGAGTTAATTGCCAGCGGGTAGGATTATCCACGCCAACAGACTTTAAAACATTAGCCCTATCAAGCATCTCAGGAGTTGCAAGCTGTTTCTTTGTCTCGAAAGACTCTACCGGAGTTACATCAATGCCGCTATCTACAACGGGCTGTTTTTGCAGCTTGTGCGCGTCTTCAAGACTTACCAAATTTCCTTGGAAGTCTTGAATTTTTGGCTGCATTTCTTTAAGTTTTGCAACGTCATCAGGAGTAAAGAAAGATGGCTCTTGTGGAGCAGAAACAGCAGCAGCGTCTTTCCCGATCATTTTTCCAGCAGCACCAAGAGCTTTGCCTGTTAACGCTCCGCCGACAGCCTGACCGCCCATTTCTGCAAGATATTGGCCGACAGGAGAGCTTGGAGAAACTTGTGATTTTGCAGCCTCACCTAACCACTCCGCCGGCTTGCTCATTACATTAGCAACAGCCCGACCGCCTTTTTCCATCATGCTGCCCGTTTGGGGAAATTGGAAAATTTGCCCTGCTTCCTGCTGCCTGCGTTTTGCTTCATCTGCTGCAAACTGAGGGTCGAATTTTTCCCCAGTAATTGCTGCGCGCCCTCTTTCGTATGCAACCCGTCCGAGACCAGTAATCATTCCGGCAGTACCGCCAACAGCTCCGGTAATTGTTGGTATTAGCAGTTCAGCAGGGTTTCCGATGTTTGGCTTATAGACTTCTTGCTTTTTTTCTTCTGGACGAAAATCATCCGCATGGCCATACTGAAGCCAAGGCGCTTGCTCTGATGCGCTTTGATATTCTTCCCACGGCGCTACCACTTACATTTTCTCCCATGACTTAGGGTCTGCCGGATTGCCGCCTTTGAACCTGTAGCCTGATTTCTCCTCTCCTACGCGCGGAGCCTGAATTCCTGGCTTTTCTCCAGTAGGCTCTCCAATCAAATCAGCATCTTTATAGCTTGAATAATCAGGAAGGAATTTGTCTGCCTTTTCACCAAGTCGGCCCTTAGCCATGTTTACGTAAGGAGATGAATCTTTAAAGTGCTGCTGCCATGCGCTATTCCTACGCTGGATAACAGAATTAGCAAGGTCTTTTATCTGGCCTTCAGTTAAACGACCAAGAGCCATATCTCTAAGTGCGCCTACATTAACTCCATCGGCTTCTAGAGCCTCAATCCTTCCCTGAAGCTCTTTCATGTCGTGAACGCCTTCAGAGCTAATCTGATTCATCCGAGACGGGTTCAGGGTCTTGATGTAAGACATTAAAACTTCGCCTTGTTTGGCGGCAGAAAGTTTACCCAAGTCTTTTTGATCCTTAAGCGCGTTATTGACAAGCGTATACTGGTCTTCAAACGGCTGTACGTTTTTCTCTTTAAGGTCGTTAATGTTCTTGGTTACTTTTTCCGCAAAGTCGCCTTCTTTTTCTGTCAGGTCGATAGGAGTACCTCCATGCAGAGGAGCAGTTGTCATTTTGCCTGACTTCTCATCGTAGCCAACCCACCACGGGCGACCTTCCTGGAATTGTATATTCCCGGCCTGCATTTGTCTCTGTTGTGCTTCCATCTGCAATTTCATTCTGTCAGCCTCTTGCTGCTTGAGCTGCATATTCTGCTTGCTTTCTTCTATCTGCTGTTGCATCAATGGAAGTTTCTGACGCTCTAAATCTAACTGAGCGCCTTGCAATTCTCTCTGCTGTGCAAACTGCTGCTGTTGAGTGTGATACTGAGCTATTTTCATTCCTGCTTCAGGGTTAATTCCCATCAGCTTATTAAGCGCGTCCATATTTCCAGATAAAGCCTGCGGAGCAAGTCTCTGTGTAGCTACTTGCTGTTTCATAGCCATGAACTGATTAAGGGCTGATGTGCCCATTCCGCTAACAAGCGAGGGATTAAACTCTGACATTATTGGCCCCCAAGGTTAAATTCTGAATAGCTAGTGTTATACCATCCAGTGCCTTTATCGATATTGCTTGTTAAATCAAGATTGCCAGAACTCGGCTGCATTGATGACCAGTTTGTACTTGGCTTTGACTCCATATAACCAGCACCAGCACCGAGAGCAGAGCTAAATGCGTTAGAGTATTCGCCTAGTTGCGCGTTGTGAAGGTTTTCTTGATCTACAGAGTTTGTGTAAGCAAGCTGCGCCGCTTGTGCTGTCTCTCCCGCTCTCAAGTTTGCAAGGTTAGAAGTTGCATTAAACCCTTGGTTAGAAATGTTATAAAGCCTGTTCATATAGTCGTTATAGTACGAACTAGCTGTGTTCATTCCAGTCTGCTGTAAAGCTCTTAAAGCATTACCGCCTAAAAGACCGCCGCCAGCGTACCCTTGATTGACTGCGTTAATCCCTTGGTTCAGGATGTTGGAGTAACCTGGAAGCGTTGATATATCTACCGCTTTCCCAGTGCCCAATCCAAGCTGATTAAGCATCTGCTCTTCAGCAGTTTTTCCTGCATTCATGTACGGGTTATAATCCCGCGTTGCTTTAGTAACGCTATTCTGAAGCAGAGCCTCAGACGGGCCAGCGTCAGGGCCTTTAGCCTGACTTGCACTATAAGCTGAACCAGCCGCTCCAACTACTGCCGCGGCTACACCCCAAGGCATACTATTCTCCTAGAGCCGCTTTGCGGCGAGCTTTTAACATTTGCATGGCAATATCTTTACATTCATCAATACTTAAACGTTTATGGTCTTTCGTTCCTGCCCCTGGGTGAAACTGCATTGAACAAACAGACGCAAAATACATATCAAAGGAACTATACTCACAGTCGTAAATGCCTTTGAAGTCAACCTCTAACACTGAAACCTCTTTATACAAACAATTAACGATACTCTGTCTTTGTCACTGTCGTTTATTACCCAGTGAGGAATTGAGTTGTCGAACCAATACACATCGCCTTCGTTCGACCTAATATCTCCATCCTCAAAACCAAAAACGCCGCCAGTTTGAATTCCTACATAGTATTTATCGTAGTATCTGGCGTGCCACCCGTGGTCTGTGTGACGTTCTATCTTTCCGCCCGGAGGGAGTTTCGTTATCAAAACACCGCCCAGCCTTTCACCAGAAACTGCCGACATAATCCCGAATACAATCGGGAATACTTCGGGGATTCTCTTGGCTACCGGATACCAAACGGAGTCATGCTCGTCGTTAAACTTCTCCCCTAAATTTTTAATGTCGTTGTACCTTACCCATATATCCGACATCTGGGAGTGAGGAGACCCGTAGGCATCCCGACGAAAATTTAACTCTCCGAAAAGCGTATTGTCTTGAAGTCTTTCTTTGATGGCCGACACATCTATAGTGCCGATTTTGGAATGACTGCAAGGCATATAATCTCCGGTTTATGCGCCGACCTTGCAGCAATATAATAATACCTTAAACCGCCTGTTTTGGCAACTTGTAAGCCGTTCCTACGCTGTTTCCAAGGGCTGAGGGAGCGCCCCATCCTGTGGGTGTTTTTTTGTATACATTCAAAGCAACGAGGTCTAAAGCAAAATCCCCAACATCCCCCAAACCAGCAGCAGGAGCGCCTAGACAAAGGTAGCTATCTGCCTGAGTTCGCTGGAATATCGAGGAGATAACAGAATAAAAGGTAGGATTGATAAAGCCGCCGTCTCCAACTACGTCAACCACTTTCATCTGCGTTTGAGGAGGGGAGAGATTATTCAATTCCAGCCTCCACATCAGCCCATAACTCATAGGCAGAAAACTCAGCAGCGTTATAAACACGGAATTTCATCACTAATTCCTGCCCCCTGGGGACGTAGATATTAGGTCTCCATATTACTTTTGTCTTGTAGTATCCGATCCTTCCAAGACTTCTAGATGGCTGCTGCGTGTAAGTAGCTCCGCCATCCAGACTTATTTCTAGGGATATTTTAGGGTCTATAGGGTCGTTCTGTAGTATCCCTAAAGAATCAACAGAACCCCTCTCTCCTACACCAACATCACAGATAAGCTCTACCATAGATATATTTAATGGCGCGTTATCTGAATAAACAGGAGGGGTAACGAAGGTGATAATCACATTACCAATATCGTCCTCTGAATAGGAGTTATTGTCCATTTTGTAAATGTTGCCGTTAACCCTATCGCCAAGGATTGTCAGCTGGTTATAGTTGATTGAAGCCCCTATCCTCCATCCGTCAGTCCCGAGAGAATCCCTTTTGTGCCATGTTCTTTTTTGTATCTCATAACACCACGTAACATCATTGCCAGGAAAGGTAATAGCGTATGCTTTGTAAAACGGATAATCTACGAAAGTAGCAAAAGCGTACTGAGGATTGACGTATTTTTTAACCTCAGTCTCTAAAGCAAGGTCAGAAATCTTCTCCATAATACCGCCTGAGATTGACCTTACTGTTAAGTCATCCGCAAGCCATACAAGAGAGTTTTCTACTCTGTGAAGAGTAAGAGGAGCTACACACCCCCTTTGTTGAGTGCCTCCATTTACGCGGGTAACAGGAAAGCCAACAGAAAGACCGTTGTCCTGATACATCTCTACGTGCTTTCTGCCGAATGGGTAAATCTCTGTGTTTAAGTTACCTATCGCCGTTGCTATATCTGAAGTGTTGTCGATTGAATCAAAGCTCAAAGCATTCCAAGTTGCCCCGCCTGGGTAGACATCAGAGCATGCGAATTTATCTGTGCCGTTTCTAGTTATCCAAAAGCGTTCGTTATACGCAACAAGAGAAACGCCTGGAGTAAAGTTTGGGTCTGTTACTTGTGAGAACGTGCTGCTTGTTTCATCCCACAAAAATCCAAGATTATTCGCAACCACCAGAACCTGAGGACTACTACCACCAATAGCTTGTATTTGTACCGGCCCGCTATTGCCAACAATCGACCCTAAATCGTCATAAACCATGTCGCCAGACACAGGGGAGACCTGCGCCTTATATAGCATGTTTCCAGAAACGATATATAAATAACTAGCAGCCTGACAAAAGCCCCTTATAGGCCCACTACCTACAGTCGCGAGAAGTGAAAACTGCGGGGCGCGTGTTAGTTTCCGGAAAGACCCGTCATTGGTTCCCTCTACGTAACAGTTAATAGCCTCCTCTCTCATCCTGCGAGAGTCTAGGTTATTAGATTTAGCTGATAGCGGTAGCGGTTTTCTCATTGTTCACGCGACAAAGCCACTTTAAAAGGAGTCGCCTCGGCATCGAATGACAGAGCTAAATCCATCAATTCATTAGCCTCCATTTTCACCCTTTGATAGATTGCATCGCTTGAGCCGAAAGAATTACACATCCTATAAGCAGTCCACTTAACAATAGCCGGGAGATATGTTTGATCCAACGCGACTACGTCAGTTGCGTTTTTCATCATGCCCAAACGAGTTTCATACCAGAAGTTAAGGAAACTTCTAGAGTCTTGAGCCGGAGGCCATACGTACAAAGTACCGTAAGGAATCGAACGCTCATAGTAAATTTGATTAGCAAGCCCAGTAGCTACGTTAGACGTTTTATACGGGAGAGCATCGTATTCTTGTTTTGAAATCTGGACTATAGGAATGTCGTTAAAGTAGTTGTCAGTTCTCCAACATTGGTGAATACGGATAACCTGTTGACCTGTGGTCGTGTAGTTAAAAATATAATTCCCTGAAGTGGAGGAACTCGGCAATCCCGTTGCAGGGATTGTTACTGTACTAGCTCCAGTATTCTTAGAAGATACTGTAGTCCAATACAAAGCCCCGCTATCGAGAGTAATGCCAATATAATCACCAACGGATATACTAGAGACAGAGTTAACAGTAAGAGTCGTCGCGTTTGTGGCTGCATTTGCCGTAAGAGTTGTTGAATAGTATTGGTTAGTAAAATTAGACTGCTCCAAAGTGTACTTGTTTTGGTTTGGATTTAAAAACAAAGTACCGACACGATAAGTAGCAATGTGAAGACCTTGCGCTTCAATCTCTGCTAATACTAAATTTAACTGGGTCAAAGCGCGAGCGTAGTACTCTGGATAAACATCCTCGCCATCAATCCCTATCCGTATCTCTGCAAGAGCTTGTTTAATCAGCTCCGTAGTCGTAAGGGTAAAGGTATTCGACGTTTGAGGCGTAAACGGCAGAAAAGATTGAAACGTCATAAACTTCCTACAAAATAGTAGTTAGCTGCGGAACAGACGGCATTGTTATATCAGAGCGAGACTGAGAAAACGAAGTAATAGGTCTTGGTGTAACTGGAAAGTCCTGGGGCTGTCTAGGCTCCCAATTCTCTTTAGTACACCGTATCCCGTCCCATCGAAGCATAGTGTCACTTAATTTAACAATAGCCCCGGTTACGTCATCAATAGTATTACAAGTCCCTGCTTTGAACCTGTCGCGCTTGATTCTCATCTAGAAGTACCAGTTTGAGTAGTCCCCGGCTTGGTTATCTTCTTAGTCCCGCTTGTTAAGCCGCCTTGACTAGCTGACATAATTAGAACCCGCTTTGTACTACTTCAAGGGTTACCTTGCCTGCTAATGTGCCGCCGCCTTTCACTACGCGGATACCTGTAATGCCGGCGATAGTTGCGCCAGTCTGCGCCCCGCTAACAGCAGAATAGTTTGAATCCGTGTTAATCATAATCGGTGCGACAAGAACCGTACCAGAAGACGGACCCGAGTTCGCAACGGCCACAGTAATAGTATTAGCATCGACTACAGAAGCAACAGGGAAAGTATACCCAGGCTGATCCCAAGAACTGCCACTAAGAACTACGCCGTCAGAAGTTGTAAGCCCGTGAGCTGTAAAAGTAATAGTGAGAGTAGTGGTAGAGCGCGTAAAAGGACACTGTGTAAATGTCTCGAAGTTAGAAAGCGTCTCTTGAATTGAATAAGTGCCAGTAGCAGCAGCAGCAGGCAGAGTGCGGAATCCTACGTTGTAATCCCACATATAGGTATTTAAAACAATCCACGGGGATACGGCTAAAGTGCCGTTTGAATTGCTCGAAGCAGAATCACAAACGGTTTTAATTGATCTTGACATGGTGACTCCAAAATAATCCCCACCGGTCTCCCGATGGGGGCTTTATTAACGATCAGAACCGCAGACAATATAGTCTACTGTCATGGTGTTAGCTACAGCGTTTGCATTCTTGATGCCGAAAGTCAGAGTCAAGTTTGCAGACGGAAGGTTAGTAGCAACACTTTGAGCAACTACAGTGCCGTTTACATATACGAAGATTGTAGAAACTCCATCCCACACAAAACCGAGTTCGATCTGTGTAGCGTTTGCAAGAGTCGCAACAGATGACGTAGTAGTAGCAGTGCTTGAGGCTTTTACCAAGAAGTTGGCAGTCAGGCCTGCAGACGCTTTGTCAAAGTAAACGCCGTCAGTAGCAGCAGTAGGGTCAGCGTTTGTGTTCTGAAGACCAACTATACAGCGAGTGTTTGTTGCATCACTCAGCTGAAAGCCAATCTTGAACCATGCGCGCTTGCCAGTTGCCAGTTTTACAGCCGCAGGAAGTTTCTGCTGCCATACTACATCAGTACCGCCAGCGGTGTTTGTCAGCTTGAGCAGGCCATTAGCACCGGCCAACAGTGCGGCAGTAGCCGCGCCAGTTGCTGTTTTAGTCCACTGGTTCTGATCGAATGTCCAAAAATCATCAGAGTACAAGTTGATGAATGTATCATCCTGAAGCGGCATTACTGCACACACGCCAGAACCAACAGACTGGCCGTTAGGGAGCTGTGTAACTTGTGATAAATATGAAGCCATGTAAATTCTCCAAAGTTAAGGAAAAAGGGGGCGGTTAAGCCCCCCTTAACTATTAGCTACCAGCGTTACCTGAACCGTAGAAACCGCGCCAGTCAGATGCGCCAACAGAGAAACGGCACATAACTTTATGACGGTAGTCAGCAGTTGCAAAGTCGTTATCCTTATCGGAGAACTCGCTGCGGAGGAAGAACTTCAAGCCGTTTTCCTGATCTGTCAACAAGAACCAGTTAGTCTGGTTATTCAGGTAGTGAGCTACCATGTAACCCTCCGGCAGCAAGCCGGTAGACTTGATTGCGTTGATCGCGTTGTTAGCGTTGTCAGATTGCAGGAATGACGCGCAGATACGCTCAACAATGAATGTATCAGAACGCGGAACAATCAGCTTGCGAGGGCGAATCATTGCCAACAGGCCGGCGTTGTTATACAAGCCAGTCACGTTGATGATTGCTGATTCGAGAGCTGTTTGGTTCAGGGCTGACGGAGTAGACAGCATGTTAGACTGCGTTTGGCCAGGCTTGCCTACTTTGTGAGAAGCACTGAAAACTGCTTGGTTGTCCCACATTGTATAAGCGCCTGCGCCAGAGGTTGTATAGCCTTGATCCATCATGGTCGCAGCTACAATCTCTTTGGTCTTCAGCTCTGAGTCGCCCAGCATTTTGGCGAGCTTCATGCCTTCGTCCATGTACAGGTTATCTTCCATCGCTTCGTAAGTGACGGCACCAGCAAGAGCATAAGTAACGTGCTGGTACTTAGCATTGCCGTATTCTGAGTATGAATCATACTGAACCGGAGCGCCTTCGTCCTTAGTTTGAAGCAGCGTAGTAGCAGAACGGAGTACGTCTACTTCATACGCTTTTTTAGAGTTCTGCACATCAAAGATTTGTGAAAACTCTGTAGGGTAGTTACGGTAATCAGAGATTACAGTATTGATACCGAGTTGTAACTCGCGTTGGATATTAGCCGAGGCAATTACGCCACCTTGTACGACTGACATATATTAGCCTCCTAATTAGTTAGCGCCGGTTGTGTTGTCATAGGCGTTCTGGTTGATCTTAACAATCCAAACACGGTTAGTGCTTGTTGGGTCGTTATCGATACGGTTTGCAACAGACCAGAGACGAATCGGCAGGGCAGCAGTGTTGGCTGCTGTAGCTGAGTCAAGCTGCATGGTGCTAGTGCCGTAAGTGGTATCACCAGATTCTGCGGTAAAGTTACAGTTATCGCCTACTTTGGTAGCCTGGTCGATGTTGCCACCAGTACCGCCGCCGCCTACTGAGTTCTCCTGAACTTGATACAGTTGCTGCGGATCAGTCGGGATGTAAGCGTAAGTGCGGGTAGAAGCCAAACGATAATAAGTCGTAAAGCCAGTATCTACACCATAAGCGACACTAACAATAGCGCCGGCGATTTTGGTGTCTGAAGGAGAGGCAAGAGTTACTACGGGTGTTACGCCGTCAGTATCCATTGCACCAGTGAATTTAACCAGAGAACCTTTATATGCGGCTGTACCATCGGAAGCAGCAAAAACTACTTTTCGCAATGTCGGTGCATAAGCGGTACCCAGGTGATCGCAAGGGATAAACCCTGCAGGGGCGCTGATATTAGCCATTTATTTAACCTCAACACTAAATTGATATTTAGCCGAGGTCTAGGTTATCGATCCACTGAACGTGTAAAGCTCGAAACTCGGACACTCGACTTCTCTCCCGGAGCTGAATCCGATTGAGGCTTGCGTCTTAGCGAGCTTTCAATTTCTTCTGCGCTTTCCTGTTGTTTGGCAAGATCTTCCTGCCACCACTCCATAGGAATACACATAAGAACAGCATAAAGGTTATCAGTGGTCTGCCCACGTCCAACCGGAATTCTATATACAGAGCCGACCTGAGTAATGTCGTGATTAGGGACGTAATTCCCGTCCAACCAATCACCTCGAACAATACTCCAACCGACACGCTCTCTAGCCTGAACCCGACCCATCTCGTCATTTTCAAAAACAAAATAACTATCTGGGTAGGCCGCTTTAACTTCATCCGGGACAAAGAGTTTATCCCTTTGAACCGATCCACGTGGCCTTACTCGTAAAGTTGGCCGTTCATCTTTCTTGACTTCAGGCTTCTCTACTCGTGATTTGCGTTCTGTTGCACGTCCGTGCTCTAAATCAATACTCATAATACTATCCTCATTTTATCTTGTCAAAGGGTTTTTCCGATGGACTTCAGGTAGGAGTCTGCACGAGCCTTACCACGCACTTTGTCACTACGTAACAAGGCGTCATAAGTAGCTCGCTCATCTTGTCCTACTCGTGGTGAGCGTGTAGGCGTGACGTTAGGCTTGTTTACCATCGGGGGAGATTTTGTTTCTGTCTTAACCATTTTCTTCCTCGTAATCTCTAAGGCGTCAATAGCAATAGTTTTTACTTCGTCCAGGGTCAGCGTGCGGCCAAGAGTATTAACCAATAATTGAGCTTCTTTTACGCATTGATCTGACCACGCCTTATCAAGGTCTTGATTGTATTTCTCTGAATCAGGATTAACTTCCTCAACCTCAGCGCGAATACGGCGAACAGGGAGTGGGTCTACTGCTTGACGCTGTTGCGGCTGTTGAGCTTTCAGGTTATTAAGATCATCACGAGCCTGTACCGCTGCGTCTACATCGCCATTCTCTTTTGCCTGACGGAAACGGGCTTCCGCCTCAGCTACAGCCTTCTGAACCGCTGCGCTTTTTTCATTCTCGAAACCCTTCTGGATTACTTCTACCGACTGTTGAAGGCGAGAAAGCTGGTCGGCTAAAACCTTATTATCAGACTTAACTTGCTTTTGCTTCTGGCGGTCGTCGTACCGCTTATTAAACATCTTTGGGGTTTCGTACATGTCCTCCTCGCCGCCGTCCTCAAGCCAAACCTCTTTAGGCTTGTAACCGTGATCGATTGCCCGCTTGTAGTTTTCATCGGACTGGTACTTTTCAACGTCTACATGCGGTCGATGGCGCTCAGGAACCGCCGATAAGTCAACCTGCGGGACTTCCGTATTTGCTTCTGGTGTTTCATGTGAAACTTCTTCTGTCATTGTGCCTCCCGTGGGCGTTTAATGCCAAGTACGTCCGAATCAGCGCAAATATGGAAAACGTCAGAATCAGGGTCTTCATCATCAGCAGACTTGCCCTCGCCTGCGTATTTGCGGTATAAAATCTCTATGCCGTTTTTCATGGCGTATTCATAACGCTCACGGTCTGCCGGCGAGTAGTCTTTACCAATAAAAGCCAGGTCTCCAATGTCATCAAGGTATCCAACACACTGGCCAGCTTGCTGCATCTTGCCAGCCTCTCCCACATTGATAATAATCCCGCCTTTTGTCTTGCGCTCGATGGGTTTCTGGCGTATTACCACTCGAAACCCAGTTGGAATGTAATCAAACTTATGCATCATTGCCCTCTTCTAGGAAGTTATACCGCTGAAACATTGAAACAATATCCTGCGCCCCTGTTGAATCAACACCAAGAGCCTCACGATAAGCCTCTATCTTGCCGATAGAACGCATGTATTCTCGTTCGATTGTGGAATTGGAGTCTTTTGAAGGAATTGCCGAGCCTGAGGCGATATAGATAATATCCCGCTCACTCATTAAGCGAATGCACTCAAAATAGGCTTGAGTTTCGTCTTTTTTTATCCATCTAATTAGCCGATCTTTATCGACTTTTTGCATAAATTAGTTACTTAACTAAAATTTAAACCGATTTTATACGTGTTTGCCGAATCTGTCTAGGTGTTTTTACGTAATTTACAAAATAAGGGTAATAAATGCTAAAATTAGATTGAACGCTAATAGGAGGCTTTATGCACTACGTAATGATTCTGGTATTTTTGACCACTAACGGCCCGGTAACTACTTCGGTAGACTTTCGCACTCTTGATAACTGCACCGCTGCAGAGAATTCAATTATCCAATCTCTCGGCGGTTCAGCCGGTTCTGTTTACGGCGGGTGCTACCTGAAATGAAGACACTCTCTAAATGGATGCTTGCCGCCGCCTGCTTTACCGGATGGTGGCTTGCATTCCTTTTAGTCTATCTTGCTATTCTTTGGTTTGAGGGCTTTGTGAAGGCGTGTCAGCCATAGCATTGCCCATTGAATTACCAAAGCCATCAGGGACGTAAGTAGACGGGTTTGTATACCGCTCGCCTGTAGTGGCATCGTAAACTATCCCGTGTGAGTCTTTAAACGTCCCGCCCGGTGGCATTCCTATATGCCGCTGAATTGATCTATCTACCGCGCTATTTATTTTATTAGGCACATAAGCCGCCTTATTTAGAATCCAGTTAAACCAATCTGCCGACATTGGCTGCGGCTCGTCTTTGAATAAATCAGTCATTACTTTTCTCCTGAGAATAAGTCTCTGCCGTTAATCTTTGTAATCTTTGGGATGGTGTCATTAAAAATAACATACGATTCAGCATCGTGTCCTGGTTCTATTGATATAGAAACCGTCCCTGGGATTCCCCTTTTTTCTAGATATTTGCTGGCCTTATCATGCCCGCCAAGGTGATAAGCGAGCTTATCGTAAGCATCGATAAATGTATCTTTCTCACTTACTCCCGCAGCCTTTGGGAATTTATTGATAATTGATCCAACGGGAGACGATATATCAACAAGCCTGTTTTTTATTTCATCAGGCAC